CAGATAATGTCTTTGCACTTGAGCGCAATGCCCAGCACCCAGACCCAGCAACTGCTAACACAACCAATGTACGAGTCCTCAAGAATCGTAAGGGTGGTCGTAGAGGCATCGCTACGGCTCTGTTCTACAACGACCAGACATCCAAGCTTATGGATGTCCCATTCGTAATTACTCCTGAAGGAGAGGTGCTTTATAGATACGATCAAATTAGCGTTTGACATTGAAGCCAATGGTCTTAATGAAGTGGTTGCTGGCAAGAAGGATACCTACTTGCAAGAGGCTACAAAGATTTGGTGTATGTCAATCTACAACATTGACACAAAGGAACTCTTGCTGTTTGAGCAGGACAACCTAAGCGATGGTATCCAGATGCTGCGTGATGCAGACTTGATCATCGGACATAACATCTATGCCTTTGACATTCCGTTAATTGAAAGACTGTATGGTTCTTTGGATAAGAAACCAGAACAAGTCATGGATACCTTGATCTTGTCTCGTCTTGTGTATGGTGACAATCCACCAACAACAGATCAATCACATTCACTAATGGCTTGGGGTCAGCACCTAGGCCACAGTAAGATTGATTATCAGGGTGGTTGGGATAACTATACGGCAGAGATGGGCAAGTATTGTCTACAGGATTCCGTTGTAACTGCAAAGATATGGGAACACTTTGAGAAGCAAGACTATATGAATCAATACAGTCGTGCTGTCAGAATGGAACATGTCGTTGCAGATATGATCAAGCGTCAGGTCGAGGCTGGCTTTAGCTTTGACCTAGACAAAGCCGAAGCACTAGAGATGGAGTTGCTGATTGAGAAATCACAAATCGAAGATGAGATGCGAAGAATCTTTCCAGACAAGATCATTGTTAGACATTCTGAGAAAACAGGAAAGCGACTCAAAGATAAAGTCGAAGTCTTCAATCCAGGTTCTCGACAACAAATCGCAGAACGTCTTACAGAAAAGTATGGCTGGGAACCAACTACCACCGACAAGGGAAACCCCAAGGTGGACCATGAAGTTCTATCTAACCTAGACTATCCAGAGGCCAAGACCCTGTGCAAGTATTTCGATCTTATTAAACTAATGAGTCAGGTATCTGATTGGGTAGGCCGTGCCAAGATAAGCCGCGATAAACGAATCCACTCATACATCAATACCCTTGGTGCTGTGACTGGTCGCATGTCAAGCAAGGAACCTAACATTCAGCAAGTACACTCTGATCCCAGAGCAAGAGCATTGTTTGTTCCTAGGTCTGGTTGGGTATTGGTTGGCTCCGATCTCAAGGGTCTAGAGCTAAGAATGCTTGCACATTATCTGTATCCATTTGACAATGGAACCTATGCCAAGGAAGTTTGTGAAGGTGATATCCACACTCACAACCAAAAGGCTATGGAACTGGACTCTAGGAACACAGCCAAGACTGGTATCTATTGCTTCCTGTATGGCGGTGGTGATGAAAAGTTTGCAAAGACAATTGGTGCTTCTGTCTACAAAGCAAAGCAAACCAAGAACAAACTACTAAGCAACATCCCTGGACTCAAGAAGTTGATTGAAAATTGTCGATTCGATACCTTAGACAAAGGCTATGTCAAGCCATTCAACTGGCGTCCTGTCTATGTTCGTAAGGAACATGCTGCTCTGAATACCCTACTACAATCCTCTGGTGCTCACATTGCCAAGGCTTGGGCCTGTGTTGCAGATCAAAGACTACGGATGGAGATTGGTCAAGATAAGTTTAACTGGGTTGCCTCGGTGCATGACGAACTACAAGTAGAATGTCATCCTGATGTAGCTAACAAAGTCGGTAAGATCCTCTGCGAATCTGCAACTACTGCTGGTGAATTACTACGCAGCAACTGCAAGATCGAAGCAGAATTCAAAGTAGGTAACAACTGGTCGGAGACACACTAATGGCTAGAGATTATAAAGACGAGTACGCTAAGTTTCAATCATCTGAAAAATCCAAGAAGGACCGAGCCCATCGGAACAAGGTACGCCGCAAGGCTACTAGGGATGGTAAGGTTCGCAAGGGAGATGGCAAGGACATTGACCATGTAGATGGCAATCCTAGAAACAACTCCCCTAAGAACCTACGGGTTGTAAGCAAGTCTAAGAATCGAGCCAAAAAGTGACTGATCCAGTTTCATTTATGCGCCAAGTAAACGAGTTTATAGCTTCTAATCCAAATCATCCTGTGGTTGTAGAATACAATCGTGGTGAAGTAGGACTAGGTTATATCATCCGTCACTGGCAGGAGATTCATAATGAGAATTATTCAGATTAGTGGTAAGGGTCGGGTGGGTAAAACCACCCTTGCCCATTTAATTGCCAAGCATGCATTTGATCTTGGCTATATCCCTGTAATGCTACCATTTGCAGATGGTATCAAAAAGCTAGCAGCAGCACAAGGCATTACCAAGGAAGGTGACTCTTCTGCCTACCGCGATTTCTGTCAGAATATCGGTGCCAGCAAGCGAGCAGAGGATCCTGATTACTGGGTAACTAAGTCTTACGAGACAATCCAGGAATACATGATCAAAGAAATTGACAACAAGACTGCCAAGAAAACAAACTACGAGTATGTCATTATTCAAGATGATGTACGTTACATGAACGAACTTGCGTTTGGTCGTGAACTCGTAGCTACTCAGATCTTCCTGTCTCAAGGTACTCGTAAACTTAACGAGCACAATGCCAAGTGGCGTAGTCACGAAAGCGAAGCAATGTCAAATCAAATTGAAAAAGACATGTTGATTCCAGCTAAGCAAGAAGATGCAGAGGAAGCCTTTGACATCATCATTAATAACGATGGTGATCTAGAAGAACTAGAACATATTGTAAAACAAGCCCTAAAGTATTGGCTTGATCTTGGTTATCTGGAACTGGAGGAATACAATGAAGATGCCGACAACAGCAATCCTTGACGGAGACATCATTGCTTATCGGGCTGCCTTCTGGGCAGATGCCGAAGGTATTGAAGAACTTCCTGGTCGTATCAATCAAGACATCAAGAACTGGACTCCGCAGGGTGTAGATACTGTCTACATTGCCATGTCCTGTCCTCGTAATAAGAATTTTAGGAGAATGTTTTGGCCAGCATACAAGAAGCACAGAGAGGATTTCAAGTCACCAGAGTCAATGCCTGTTGCACTAGAAACTATCTACGATGTAGAAAATACAACAGTCAGGTGTGTCAACAACCTAGAAGCAGACGATCTTATTGGAATGCTGGTGTCGTCAGGTCAGGCTGTGGGTATAACTGTAGACAAGGATCTCAGACAGATTCCTGGGTGGCATTGGAATCCCGACAAGGAATCAGAACCAGTCCTGGTATCTGGAGAAGAGGCCGATAAGTATTTCTACCAACAGTGGATGACTGGAGATACTACTGATAATATCTGGGGTCTTTGGAAAGTAGGTCCTGCCAAGGCTAAGAAGTTCCTAGATAACAATCCCAAGGAAGAATGGGATCAAAAGATTATAGATATGTACCAAGAGGAAGACTGGTCAAAACGACCAGAAGAGAAAAGACCTGTTGATATGTATCGTAAAGACTTTGCCCTAGCCCAAGCTAGGTGCGTTCGTATCCTTCGTTATGGTGATTATGACAAGGAAAGTAATACAATCAACCTGTGGTGTCCAAATAACCACGGAGTTAGAAACATTTTGGACTTAGACAAGGGAGTAATAAATGAGCAAAGTATTTGAAGATTTCGTAGCAGTGGATAAGTATTGTCGCTGGCTACCAGATCAGAATCGTAGAGAGACTTGGGAAGAAGCCGTGGATCGTTACTTTGATTACCTAATCAAGCGATTGGATATCACATCTAAGGTTCCCCTAGAAGAAATGAAGGAGATTGGTGCTGCCCGTGAGATGATGAAGAATCGTCAACTCTTCGGGTCAATGCGAGCACTAATGACTGCTGGTCCTGCCTTGGATAAGGATGATGTAGCTGCTTATAACTGTTGCTATGTAGCCGTCCAGTCCACTCAGGACCTATCCAATATCCTGTATACCCTAGCTTGTGGTACTGGTGTTGGATTCTCGGTAGAAAAGAAGAATGTTCAACAACTACCTACGGTTCATGACACAATCGTAAAGACAGATCGGTCTATTGTTGTAGAAGATTCTCGGGAAGGATGGGCAAATGCCTATCGACAGTTTGTTGATAACCTATATAATGGTCATCATTTGACTGTAGATACCAGCCAGATCCGCCCCTCAGGAGCCAGACTAAAGACTTTTGGTGGTCGAGCATCTGGTCCTGAACCATTTATCAGACTAATTAAGTTCACGGCAAATGTATTCTACGAGGCTCGGGGCCGCAAGCTCAAACCAATTGAAGTACACGATCTTGTTTGTCAGATTGCCGACTCAATCATCTCGGGTGGTGTACGCCGCTCCGCTCTGATTAGCCTGTCGGACTTATCTGATTACGAGATGGCACATGCCAAGAGTGGCCCCTGGTGGGAAAAGGAAGGTCATAGAGCCCTGGCTAATAACTCGGCTGTCTATGAATCCAAGCCAGACATGGGTTCTTTCATGCACGAATGGTCATCGTTGTACAATTCCCGCTCAGGCGAGCGTGGCATCTGTAACAGAGAGGCTATGCGTATGATTGCCAAGCGTGCTGGACGAGTTACAGAGTTTGAGTTTGGAACCAATCCATGCTCTGAGATTATCCTCAGGCCAAATCAATTCTGCAATCTCTCAACCATTGCTGTACGTCCTGATGATCAGGCACCACAGCTGATTGATAAGATTCGTCTTGCAACAATCCTTGGTACTTTACAAAGTGCGTTGACTAACTTTACCTACTTTGCATCAAACAACAATCCTTCTTTCAAGAACAACTGTGAAGAAGAACGTTTGCTTGGTGTATCAATGACTGGTATCTTTGATAACAATCTAACAAATGGTGGCAATGGTCCAGAAGAACTACAGAAACTACTTGGTGCTCTTAAATTTGTTGCTCGTAAGGTCAATGAAAAGTGGGCTGGATATCTTGGTATCAATCCATCCAAGTCTATTACCTGTATTAAACCAGAAGGTACCACTTCCTGTGTAGCAGGAACTGCATCTGGTTTACATCCACGCTATAGCAAGTTCTATATCCGTCGAATTAGAATGGATAAGAACTCACCTATGGCTAAGTTCATGATTGATTCTGGTGTACCAAGCGAGCCCTGTGTAATGAAGCCTGATCATACCCTGATCTTCTCATTCCCAATCAAGGCTGACTTTGGTATCACCGAAGAGCAGATCAATGCAATTGGACATCTCAATCTGTGGCTAGCATACCAAGCATGGTACTGCGACCACAAGCCAAGCATTACTGTAAACTATACTGACAACGACTTTATGCATATTGGTGGTTGGTTATGGAAGCACTGGGACATGGTGTCTGGCATTTCTTTCTTGCCGAAGGATAACCATGTATATCAGCAAGCACCATTCGAAGCAATCACCGAAGAGCAGTACAATAAGCTGAACGATGCTATGCCAACTAACGTTAATTTTAATCTCCTGTCCAACTACGAGACAGAAGATGGTACTACTAATGCCCGTGCGCTAGCATGTACAGCCAATGGCTGCGAGATTACATAAGGAGTTTTCAATGTCAACGATGTATATTGAATCCGAATATGACATGGATCAGGCGCTAGCCGAGACTATGAAACTAGTTAGGCTTAAGAACTGTACATTGAATGTCGGTTTTAATAACATGGCGATGGTTGGAATCTTTTTAGATAATTTAAAAGAGCAATTAATAGAAAACAAAATAGAACCAGGTGAGAAAGATTTCCACCTTAACATCATGGTAAAATCAAATGAACAAGCTTGACTTATTACTACGAAAGTGGAAGGCGGGGTCCGTAAAGGACCCTGACCTTTCCCTTTGTTTAGCATATATCCACAAAATAGAAATGGATAAAATGAATGAAAGAGAACCTGTACATTCGGAAGGAACTGATCCAGTATCTGGAGAAGACCATAACCCTAAGCCCAAACGACTTAAAGCTAAAGGACTATGAGCGTGGCTTTAAGGCTGGTCAATTGGAAGTTTTGGCAAAACTAAAATCATTATTAGATCAGCAAGAAAAGGGAGGCTAAATGAAAAAGGGAAGTGGAGCTCCACAAGTTAATGTCCAACAGGAAATGGAAAGACAAGAACAAATGATGCAAAGGCAGATGGCTTTGCAACAACAATATCAAAGAGAAGCTGAAGATCGTATGCGCGTAGAGCGTGAACGAGAGCGTGTTGCTGAACTCACAAGACGCAGAGAAGCTGCTACCGAAAAGGCAAATGAACTGCAAAGAGAAGAGCAACAAGAAGCCGCAGTCTTCCAAGAAATGCAAGGCCAATCCACAAAAGAAGTCAGTGAATTTGGTGGTGGATTCAATCTTGCCATGCCTACAATTGAAAGACCTGGTTACGAAGGTTTAGATAGACCACTATAAGGAGAGACAATGAACGCTGAAAAGACCATTAAAGATCGCTGGTGGACACTCAATGCAAAGAGAGAGTCCAAACTGAACAAGGCTAGGGCCTGTTCAGCACTAACCGTACCTACGTTACTGCCATACCAAAGCCTGACTGGAGAGGATAATCTGTTTCAGACATACTCTTCTGTTCAATCCCGAGGCGTTACATCCCTAGCCAGCAAGATCCTTAGTGTTCTTATTCCCCTAAACGATACTCCATTCTTTACATTTGGTCTTAAGAATGGTCGAGAACCAACTCCAGAGATTGCAGAGTATCTAAGCAAGTTGTCTTTCCAGGTCTATAGAAAATTAATTTCAAACAATCTTCGTGAGATTTCCTATCTTGCAATGCAACATCTCATTGTCGTAGGAGATGTGCTGATCGTAATGGAGAATGATTATTCTTTCCGAGTAATTCGTTTAGATCAGTTTGTAGTACGACGTGATGTAAACGGCTCTGTAAAAGAATTCATCTATCTTGAATTCATTTCCCCTAGTAATGAGGAGCCAGCCAGTGCCTATGACTTCCTTTCGGGCGAAGAAAAACAAACAGGTTTTAAAACAGTATATATCCGAGTCTTCCAGAATGAAGACCAACTCTGGGAAGTTCACAAAGAACTTGAAGGAGAAATCATCGACAAGGGTTTCTACAGTGTTCTTCCTTATGTGCTTCTTCGTTGGGCTAGTGTTGCTGGCGAAGACTATGGTAGAGGTCACGTCGAGGATATTTATTCAGATATTCGTACCCTAGAATCCTATAGCCGCGCCATGATTCAAGGTATGGCAGCGGGTTCTACATTCTTCATGGGTGTAGATCCAGCTGGCATTACCGAGATTGACGATCTCTCAGGCGCACAAAATGGTCAATGGGTAGGTGCTAGAAAGCAGGATGTGTTTGTCATCACCCCAGGTGAAACAATTAATCCACAACTACAGGCTTGTGCCTCAGCCGTAGACGCAATGCGTAAAGAGGTAGGCCAAGGCTTCCTATTGCAGACAGCAGCCATGCCTACAGGAGATCGTGTCACAGCCACAGCCGTAAGAGCCGTAGGCAACGAACTAGAAACAATCCTAGGTGGTACCTTCTCTGCTATTGCTAGAGACTTTATGGTTCCTATTATCCGTAGAACAATCTACTTAATGATTGAAAACAATGAAATTGATCAGCGCATGGCAGATCAGTTTGACGAGGACAATGGCATCCTCAATATCGAAATCCTTACGGGTCTTCAATCCCTTAGCCGTGAATCAGACATCACCAAGTTGCTCCAGATGGGTGAGATGGTTCGCAATCTTCCACCAGAAGCTGCTTCTTCCTTCAAGTGGGAGTCTTATGCTAGAGCCCTGATCACGGCTATGGGTTTTGATGCCAACAACTGGGTTCGTAGTGCAGAAGAACTACGCAAGGAAAAGATGGAAATGGCCAAGGCTCAACAACAAATGGAAATGCAGAAGATGTTTGCTGGTGCTGCCGCTCAGGCTATGGGCGGTGCTGCTCAACAAGACCTAATGAATACTGGTGGTGTAAACATTCCACCAGAACTCAGTCAGCAAGCAATGCAGATGCTAGGAGGACAACCCAATGGCTAAAAGACCTGATAAAAAATCAATGCCCTGCAATAAACCAAGAGCCTCTACTTCAGCTGGCAAGAAGAAGATGGTTAAGGCGTGTGCCAATGGACAAGAAAAGATCATCCACTTTGGAGCAAAAGGTTATGGTCACAACTATAGTTCGGAAGCTCGTAAGTCTTTCAAAGCACGGCATAATTGCGACTCTGCGGATAATAAACTAAGTGCTAAATACTGGGCCTGTAAGAATCTTTGGGCGGGGCCTGGTGGTTCAAAGGCGTCCTGTCCCAAGGGTAGAAAGTGTAAGGGATGACTGATAAGAAACAATCAGCAGTCGCAAGACGACTTGCTGATACAAAGGTAGCCCCACTTTATCGAGCCCAAGAAACACAACTTGAAGAATTAAAAACTCAAGTTAATAAACACGAAAGTACATTAATATCTTTAAATAGTTATTCTGTTGCATTAGATCAATCTATTAGCAAAGATAAGGATAATATTACAGATTTAATTACTAGAACCGAAAAGTTAGAAATATATACTACACTAGAACAAGGCAAGTTAGCTGGTAGATGGTCATCATCTGGCACTGGTTATCAACAACCCGTGTCAATTGGGTACGGCCTAAAGCTAAGTAATGGTGGTGTACTAAGTGCTGCAACAAATCAAGTGGCAGATGCTACGTTGTCAATTACAGCTGGCAACGGTTTGCTTGGTGGTGGCGACCTGACACAAAATAGGACAATATCTGTAAACTTTGCTGCAAACGGTGAAGTTAGTTCTTCAAAGGCAGTAAGAGCCGACGACTCTAGATTAACTGGGTCAACCACCAGTACTGGATTATTTGATATTGATGGAGGAGATTCAGGAACCTATACTGGTAATCCTATATTAGATGGGGGAGGTGCTTAATGCCCTATACAATTAGAGTTCGTAGAGATACTGCAAGTAACTGGACTACAGCAAATCCTATACTGGCTCTTGGAGAAATTGGATATGATGTAACAAATGATAAATTAAAAGTGGGTAATGGTATTGCAACATGGAGTAGCTTAACTTATCTGGATGCAGATCCATCAACACACTTTCATTCGTTAGCAGACCTATCGGATTTTCAAGTAACAAATCCTGTAACTGGTCAAGTTTTTAGATATTCTGGAACCAAGTGGGTGAACGATGCACCCGAGAACCTTACCGATGGTGGTAACTTTTAAAGGAGAGAAATAATGGCAAATACACTTAGAATCAAACGAAGAGCTTCTGGTAATGCTGGAGCACCTACATCACTAGAGAACGCAGAGTTAGCATTTAACGAAGTAGATATGATCCTTTACTACGGTAAAGGCACAGGTGGTGCTGGCGGAACCGCAACAACCATTGAGGCTATTGGCGGTACTGGTGCATTTGTTGGTCTTTCTGGTACACAAACAATTACTGGTAACAAAACATTCAGTGGTACAGTTGCATTAGGTTCTAGTGCTACTGCTACTACTCCTAATACCAGTGATAACTCAACAGCCGTTGCTACTACAGCCTTTGTAAAGGCTTTAAATCTGGGTGCGGGTACTGTAACAAGTGTTGGTTTATCTCTCCCCAACATTTTTACAATTAGCAACAGTCCAGTTACAACTACTGGTACTTTGACAGCAACCCTTGCTTCTCAAACTGCTAATAATGTTTTTGCTGCACCAAACGGTAGTGCTGGCACACCAACATTTAGAGCCTTGGTAGCCGCTGATATTCCTACTCTTGCTGCAAACAAGATCTCTGACTTTGATACTCAAGTAAGAACAAATCGTTTAGATCAAATGGCACAGCCAACAGCTGATGTTCCATTCAATAGTCGTAAGATTACTGGTCTTGCTGATCCTACACAGAATCAAGATGCTGCAACCAAGGCATATGTAGATACCGTATCACAAGGCATCCATACCCACACTTCAGCTAGACTTGCTACCGCAGCAGCTTTACCAGCATCAACTTATTCTAACGGTAGCAGTGGTATTAATGCAACTATTACTGGTACATCTAATGGTGCTCTTTCTGTAGATGGTGTTGCCGTAGCAGTTGATGATCGAATTCTGGTTAAGAATCAAGCCAATGCATTTGAAAACGGTATGTATGTTGTTACTGCTACTGGTGGAGCCAGTGCAGTATTCGTATTAACCCGTGCTACCGACATGAATCAAGATACTGAATTTCCTGGTTCATTCGAATTCGTAGAAGAAGGTACAGTTAATGCTGACAACGGTTATGTAGTTACTACAAACCTTCCAATTACTATTGGTACTACAGCTATTACTTGGACTCAGTTCTCTGGTGCTGGTCAGATTACAGCTGGTAATGGTCTAGTTAAGTCAGGTAATACAATTGATGTAGCTACGGCTAATATCGGTAGAATTGTTGTCAATGCCGATAATATTGACCTAGCAACTACAGGTGTTTCAGCGGCTGTTTACAAGTCAGTAAGCGTTGATGTATATGGTCGTGTGACTGCTGGTACTAATCCAACTACACTTAGCGGATATGGTATTACTGATGCGTTGTCTACTAGTTCTACATCTACGCAAGCCATATATGGTAGACCTTTTATTTATGATGACGGTTTATCCTCAACTGGTCAATACTTACAAATCCTTAACGGTAGTGACTTAACTGCTGCTAGAAGCTTAACACTTGATGTTAATGATGCTAATAGAACTATTACTCTCAGTGGTAACCTAACTATTAACTCGGCTGCTACCATTAGTGGTACCAATACAGGCGACCAAACAATTACCCTAACTGGCGATGTGACTGGTTCTGGTACTGGTTCATTTACAACTACTCTAGCCAACTCAGGCGTAACTGCTGGTACCTATAAGTCCGTCACAGTCAATGCCAAGGGTCTAGTAACAGCAGGAACTAATCCAACAACCCTAGCTGGATATGGCATTGTAGACGCCCAAGCTCTTGATGCTACCTTAACTGCCTTAGCTGGCGTAAGTACTTCAGCTAATACCCTTATCTATGCTACAGCTTCTGATACCTTTACTACTACTAGCTTTACTGCATTTGGTCGTAGCTTAGTAGATGATGCAGATGCTTCAGCTGGTAGAACCACACTCGGTCTTGGTACAATGGCAACTCAAAATGCCAACAGTGTTGCAATTACTGGTGGTACAATTGACGGTATTACCTTTGATGGAGGTACATTCTAATGGCAGTAACATTGCTTCATAAACGCAGTGGAACTAATGGAGCAGTACCAACTACTGGTACCTTAAGTGTAGGTGAAATTGCAATTAATACCAGAAATTCTAAACTGTTTATTAGGGATTTTGCAAATAATATTATTCATTTTTGTCCTCTTAATGATGGAGACAAAGGTGATATTACTGTTAGCAATAGTGGTCAGACATTTACAATTGATTCAGGCGTTGTAACCGTAGCTAAGTTATCAGCTACAGGTACAGCAAATAGTACAACATTTTTAAGAGGCGATGGAGCATGGGCTACCCCTAACGGTGGTGGCGGTGCTTCAGCTCCTGATTTTCTTTTGATTAATAGCGGAGTAATTTAATGGCTACGTCAGCACAATACACAACAACACCAATTGTAGAATATGCACAGGTTTCTACAGCTAACACGGCAAGAGATGGCACTGGTACATCAGTTCTAATTGCATCAGGCCCAGCAGTTGCTCAGGGTTCAGGAGTAGGTAAAAGAATTGCCAAGGTATTTATTAAATCTACAGTTACCACTACAGCTGGTATGATTAGATTCTTTATCTCACTAGACGGCGGCACAACTAAAAGACTTATTACTGAAATCCCAGTTTATGCTAATACAGTTGGCGCAAACAGCGTATCTTTTGAAACAACTGTTTCAGCCTTAGAAGGTTTAGTTTTACAGGGACAAGTTTCATCTGCAAACTGCAACTTATACGCATCAACGGAGAAAGCAGAAACCTTTAATATTATTGTCGTTTCTGCTACATACTAATATGCCAGTACAAAATCTTAATAACGGTTTATTAAACGGAGTAGCTGGATCTTATGGCTCTCCAACAGGATTAAATCCAGTTTACCCAAACATTGCATACTTGGATAGAAGGAAAAAAGCAGTAACTTTTTGTGATTTCTTTGGTAATCTAGGTGATTTTAGTGCATCTTTTACCCCATTGTTCAACGATATTACCCTTAACTATAGTGAAACTAGAACTAATAATCTAGGAGCTGGTGGTCTTTGGATGGCAAGTGCAAGCAATGGTACATTTGCTTTAGGAATTCGTAAAGGAACAACGGCTGGAACTAATTCTGGTGGTGCCAGTATGGTTAGACCTTTTGTATTTGAAACACTATATGAAATGTTAAGTGAATCAAACACTTCAAATACATTTTTCATGTACTTTGGGGTAGATAATCAATTAACTACCCACCCACAACAAAGCAATTTTAATGGCAGTGGTGTTTGGTTTGAATATACACATACTGTTAATGGTGGTAATTGGCAATTTAGGGCTGCACTATGGGATTCAACTTTTGCTTTTATAGATGTAACAATCAATACACCATTTAGTGCTTATAATAATGAAAGACCAAGAAAACTTAGAATTGAAAAAGATGTCTTTGGTGAAGCCAATGGAGTTTATCGTGGTTATATTGATGATCGGTTAGTTGGTGAGATTCCTGTAAACCTAAATCAATTTATTTATCCAGTTTCCCTCTGTGAAGCCAGAGCAATTATGAGAAAAACAACTTCATCTGGGGCAGTTAATAGAATTAAATTTGATTACTTGCTTTACGAAACGGATTTAAACCGATGAGATATGCCCATATCCATTCTGAACTAAATATAGTTCTACAAATACTTGAGTTAGATTTTACTCCAGCAAATCCTAACTTTGTTGTTTTAGATCCAGAGGAAGTATGTTATGTTTCTTGGGTGTTTGATTCCAATGCAACACCACGATTCAAGGAACCAATAGCAGTTCAATCATGGACTGCATATCAGTTCTTACTTAGGTTTACAGCTGAAGAACGTGCGGCATTCCGTGCCGCTGCTTTGACTGATCCTATGGTTGCTGATTTTCAACAACTAGCCCAAGCAGCTCAAGAAGTAATTAACAATGATTCTATGACTATTGCTGGTATGAATTACCTAGTTAGTGTTAATCTTTTAACCGAACAACGCAAAAACGAAATCCTAGGAGTATAACATGGACCTACTGAATCTATATCTTGAAGCCGTTAGTTCAACAGAACTTCGTATTATGGTCACTCCAGATACAGCACCACAGCGGTATGTGGTTGCTGATATCTACTTTGAGTGGGATCCTAGCGTTATCCAATTAGATTCAGTATCCTTTGATACCGCACATCCCCTGATCTGGGATGCATTCTCAGGTTTCCCTGGTCCTGATGTAGACTATTCGGGTGTCAATGAAGCCCCAGTGCCACAGGATGGCAATGCCGTAGTCTACATTTACAACCTACTAGGAGCCAATCTTATTGTCAATCAACCAACAGAAATTGGTAGACTTAAGTTTAATCCTTTGGTTGCTGGTTATGAAACAACAGTAAATATCCTTCCAGAAATCCATATTGCTTATCCCGTTAAGACGGTGATTTATGGCTCTAATGTTCCTGGAATGCCAGTTACTGGTACTTTAACAGGAGCTACCTTAGTCAAGGTATTGGGAGATGTCAATAACGATATGGTTGTCAATTCCCAAGATATGTCTACACTGCTATCCAACTGGGGTGTTGTTTCTTTTACAAATAATCCTTGTGATCTAGATGGCAATGGTCAGGTTGGCTCTGAGGATTTATTATTAATATTAAATAATTGGAGTTAATATGGCTAAGAACTGGATCAAAGATGCAATCAAAAGACCAGGTGCTTTGACTAAGAAAGCCAAGGCAGCTGGTAAATCCATATCTTCATATTGCAAGGGTGGCAAGTTAACCACTCAGACTAAGCGTCAATGCAATCTAGCAAAGACCCTTAAGGGTTTCAACAAATAACCTAGGAGTTAGAATCTATGCCTAAAGATGCATGTTATAAAAAAGTTATGAAGGCATATAAAGGTAAGTCTAGTGCTTACGCTTCAGGTTCTATGGTTAAATGCCGTAAGGTAGGGGCCAAGAACTGGGGTAATAAGACCAAGAAAGGA